TAATGCCTTCCCTAAAAGAATCTATCTTACTTGCAATCCAGGCGGTGAAGGACATGCTTGGGTTAAAAGACTCTTTATAGATAAGAAATATGAAAACAATGAAAGACCAGAAGATTATACATTCATTCAATCATTAGTAACTGATAATAAGGCTCTTATGGAAAGCAATCCAGACTATATAAAACAATTGGAAGCTTTACCACCAAAGTTAAGAGATGCATGGCTCTATGGTGATTGGAACGTATATGAAGGACAATTCTTTGAAGAATTCAAGGATGACCCTGACCATTATGAAGACAGGCAATTTACACATGTTATCAAACCATTTGATATTCCAGATGGTTGGAAGATATACAGGTCATTCGATTGGGGTTACAACAAACCATTCTCTTGTGGATGGTGGGCGGTAGATTACGAAGGTGTAGCTTATCGCATATTGGAACTCTACGGATGTACCAAGACAGCAAATGAAGGTGTTAAATGGACACCACCACAGGTATTTGCAGAGATACACAAGATAGAAACAGAACACAGATGGCTCAAAGGTAAAAAGATTCAAGGTATAGCAGACCCTGCGATATGGGATGCAGAAACAGGTGAAAGCATAGCAGACACAGCAGCCAAGCATCAAGTGTATTTCACACAAGGTGACAATAAAAGGCTCGCAGGATGGATGCAAGTACATTATAGAATGGCTTTCGATGAGAATGGCTATCCTATGATGTATATCTTCAATAACTGTAAAGCCTTTATAAGAACTATACCATTGCTTCAGTATGATGAGCATAAGGTAGAAGACCTTGACACAGATGGTGAAGACCATGTTGCAGACGAGGTTAGATATTTCTTAATGAGCAGACCAATAGCACCAAGAGTAAAGGCTCAACCAGACGAATACGAAAATAGTCCGTTGAAGATGTTCTTGGATATACCAAAAGAAGACCTTGTAGCACCACCAAGCAGAGCGAAGATGGTGATTGTGAAGGAGAATTGATATGGATAACAAAGTAGAAGAACAAGTTAATATTCCAGATGGAGTTATCGATGGCTTCTCTGCATTGGCTCAAAGAATAGGCAAAGAGCAGGTGCAAGAGGCTAATAAGACTCTCATGAAGTATAAAGAAGGTAAAGCAAACCTTGAGAAGAGAATCGTAGACAATGAGCAATGGTATAAACTTCGCCATTGGGAATGTATGCGAGATAAGCAGAAAGATGATGTTCAACCAACATCTGCATGGCTTTTCAATTGCATTGCCAACAAACATGCTGATGCTATGGATAACTTTCCATCACCAAACATTCTCCCAAGAGAAGAGGGTGACAAAGGTGAAGCACAGATGCTTACATCTATTGTGCCTGTAATCCTTGAGCAGAATGATTTTGAAGAAGTATACAGCGAAGTATCAAACTACAAGATTAAGAGTGGTACAGGTGTTTATGGTGTCTTCTGGGATTCATCAAAGCTTAATGGTTTAGGTGATATCTCAATTAAGAAGATTGACCTTATAAATCTCTTTTGGGAATCTGGTATTTCAGACATCCAAAAGAGTAAGAACTTATTCCATGTAGAACTTGCAGATAATGATGCTTTAATAAGCCAATATCCGCAATTACAGGGCAAGTTAGGTACAGCCTCATTAGATGTCACAAAGTATGTCTATGACGATGCTGTGGACACTACAAACAAATCTGTGATGGTAGATTGGTACTACAGAAAGAATCAGAATGGCAGAACTGTTCTCCATTACTGTAAGTATGTAAATGATGAAGTGTTATTCGCTACAGAGAATGATGAGCAATACTACGAAGAAGGATGGTACAAGCATGGTAACTATCCATTCGTATTTGACACTTTATATTCAATAGAAGGCACACCAACAGGCTTTGGATATATAGACATAGGCAAAGATGCTCAAATGTATATAGACAGAGGCAATCAGGCAATTATGAAGAATATGCTTGTTAATGCTAAACCAAGATTCTTTATTAGAAGTGATGGCTCTGTTAACGAAGAAGAGTATGCAGATATGGACAGAGATTTTGTCCATGTAAATGGCAATCTCGGTCAAGACTCTGTTCTTCCTGTATCAAGCACAGGTCTTGGTGGCATCTATGTTGAGGTTATTAACAATAAGATAGAAGAACTCAAGGAAACCACAGGTAACCGAGATGTTTCTACAGGTGGCACAGGTGGTGTTACAGCAGCATCAGCAATTGCAGCTATGCAAGAAGCAGGTAGTAAATTATCAAGAGATAACAACAAATCTGCTTACAGAGCATTCAGAAAGATTGTTGTGATGGTAATTGAACTCATTCGCCAATTCTACAATATGGAGAGATGCTTCCGCATTGTAGGTGAGAATGGTGCAGAGCAATTCGTAAGATATTCCAATGCAGGTATTCAACCACAAGAACAAGGTGGCATTGAGATGGGTATCGACATGGGTTATAGATTACCTTTGTTCGATGTAGAGATTACAGCACAGAAGCAATCACCATACAGCAAGATGTCACAGAATGAATTGGCATTGCAATTCTATAATGCAGGTTTATTCAATCCACAGATGGCAGACCAAGCACTTGCTTGTTTAGATATGATGGATTTCGACAGAAAGCAATTCATAATGCAGAGAATAGCACAGAATGGTGGAATGTTCCAACAGATGCTTATGATGCAACAGCAAATGTTAGGTATGGCTCAACATTTAGATGCTTTACAAGGCTCTAATATGGCTCAAATGATGGCACAAGAGATGGGTGCAGCACCTGTTCCTACAGGAGATGGCTTTAATCCAAAAGAAACAGCAGCAATTGGTGGCGAAAATAAAGAATCTGGTGTTACCAAGAATGCAAGAAAAAGGGTAGCAGAGTCTACATCACCAACATAAGAGAGGTAAATATGATTTCAGTAGTATTTGAAGAGAATAAGGAAGCAAAAGCACTTACTCTCACAATTAAAGGACATTCAGGGCAAGCAGAGATAGGAAAGGACATTGTATGTGCTTCAGCATCAATGCTTGCATATACAGTTGCTCAATATATGAAATTCATGTATGAGCAACACAAATTGAAGAAGAAACCTGTGTTAGACCTTGAATATGGTGACACAAGAATTACTGTGAAACCAAAAACAGAGGATTATGCAGAGGCTCTTCACACATTCTTTGTTGCCCAAGTAGGATTCACCTTACTTGCAGGTAATTATCCACAGTATGTGGAAGTAAAAATGTTTGATAAGGCTTAATGCCTTTTCAATATAAATTTTAAGTTTCGCTCACTTAACGAGCAGATGAAAGGAGTCTATATGACTATAAGTATTAAAAAACTTCTGACTCTTAATCTTCAACTCTTCGCAGAAGGTGGAGATGGTGGCACAGGAGCAGAAGGTACAGCAGGAAGTGGAGTCGCTACCACACCAAAGGGCGTAAAAAGCAATCCTCTTGCAGATGTCAAATATGGCATTCAACCAGAGGAAAGTGTGCAGAACGCCAATGCACAGGTAACCGATGATGGTGCTGTAGACTTAAGTGCAGAATTTGAGGAACTTATCAAAGGTAAGTATAAAGACCTCTACAATGCAAAGGTAAGTGATACAGTACAGAAAAGGCTCAAAGGTACGAAGGAACAGGTTGCAAAGCTTGAATCTCTTAATCCTGTACTTGAGATGCTTGGAAAGAAATATGGTGTTGATGCAACAGATGCAGAAGCACTTATTAAGGCTGTTGAAGAGGATGACTCATACTTCGAGGAAGAAGCTTTAGAATTAGGTGTCCCTGTCGAACAGTTAAAGCAATTCAAGAAGACAGAAAGAGAAAATGCCGAATTGAGAAGACAGATGGAAGAAATCTCTACAAAAGAGAATGCAGCCAAAATCTATCAAGGATGGCTTGACCAAGCAGAAGAAGCAAAGAAATTTTATCCTTCTCTTGACCTTGAAACAGAGATGCAGAATCCAAAATTCGTGGATTTGCTTCGTAATAACATTGATGTTAAGACAGCATTCCAAGTCTTACACCAAGATGAGATAATGCCTGCAGCAATGCAATACACAGCAAAAGCGGTAGAGCAGAAACTCACTAACAATATTATTGCGAATGGACAAAGACCAACAGAAAACGGAAATTCTTCTCAAAGTGCATCGGTCATTAAGAGTGATGTGTCACAACTCACAAAAGCGGATAGAGATGAAATCATTCGCAGAGTAGTGCAAGGAAGAGAAAAAATAAAATTCTAAAAATATAATAATCTCCTTCTTGCCGATAAACATAAAAAACATTATAAGGAGATTAAAATCATGAAAAAATTAGTTTTTAACTTACAATTATTCGCATTACAGACAACACTTCTTGCAGACCTTTCACCAGAGATGAAAACATTCTATGATATGACTCTCATCGATGAGGCTTCTGCAAACCTTGTACACGAACAGTTTGGTCAGAAAAGACCTATTCCGCAGGGTAGTGGTAAAACAATCGAATTCAGAAAGTTTGCACCACTTCCAAAGGCAACTACAGCACTTGTTGAAGGCGTTACACCTACAGGTAAGGATTTAAAGGTAACAGCGGTTACAGCAACAGTATCACAGTATGGTGATTTCATTACTCATTCAGATGTTCTTGAACTCACATCACTTGACCCTGTTATCATTGAATCAACAAAACTTCTTGGTAGACAAGCAGGTGCTACTCTTGACACAGTTGTTCGTGATATTCTTCACACAGGTACTAATGTTAGTTACTGTCCTAAAGTTGCTGCAGATGGTACAGAAACAGAAGTTACAGCAAGAAGTGCTCTTGATGCGACATCAAAACTTACAGTTAAACAGATTCAGAAAGTTGTTGCTAAATTAAGAGGTCAAAATGCTCCTACAATCAATGGCAAATATGTTGCTATTATCCATCCATTCGTGGCTTATGACCTTATGAGAGATGAAGAATGGATTGAAGCACATAAATATGCAACACCAGAAAACCTTTATAAAGGCGAAATCGGTGAACTTGCAGGTGTTCGTTTTGTAGAAAGCACAGAGGCAAAGGTATGGAATGGTGCAGGTTGCCCAGCAGGTCTTGCTGTATTTGGTTGCTTATTCATGGGTGATGGTGCTTATGGTGTAACTGAAATCACAGGCGGTGGTCTTGAAACTATCGTTAAGCAGAAAGGCTCTGCAGGTACAGCAGACCCACTTGACCAGAGAAGTTCAGTAGGTTGGAAAGCAATCAGAACAGCAGAACTTCTTATCCCTAACTACCTTGTTAGAGTTGAATGTTGTTCAGAATTCTCTGCTTCAACAGCAGCTTCTATGGGTGAAGCAACATCTAACTAAATTAATAAGGGTGGAGAGGTAAAACTCTCCATCCAATAATTCAGGAGGATTAACATGGCTAAAGAAGCAAAAACAGAAAGTGCAGAAAAAATGGTTACAATCTTTATTCCGAGAGATAAAGACTCAAAAGAAGCAAGTATGTTCGTATCGGTCAATGACAGAACATTCTATGTGCCTATCGGAAAGAAAGTGGAAGTGCCAGAATGTGTTGCGAATGTTATCAATACTTCACAGGAAGCACAAGAAGAGATTTACCAAAGAAGTCTTGCACAAGGAAACGAATAATATTAGGAAGGGAAGACATTAGGTGTTTTCCCTTTTCTTAAATAAAGGGGGATGCCCAATGACGATAATCGAAGCAATAGGTATGATAGATACCTTAAAACCAAATACATATACACAGGATGAAAAGATTAAGTGGCTCTCTAATTTAGATATGAGCATTAAGAAAGAAATAATTGATACACATGAAGGTGGCGAAGAGATAGAATTCAACGGATATGATGTAAATACACCACTTGATACAGAACTCCTTGCAGAAGCACCTTACGATGAGATGTATGTCTTCTGCCTTGAATCACAGATAGATTATGCAAACGGAGAGTATGGCAAGTACAACAACAGTATTACAGCATTTAACTCTGCTCTTTCCAATTTCCGTAACTATTACAATCGAAAACATATGCCTTTAACACAAGGCTTTAAATATTTTTAAGGGGGTTTAAGTATGTTTAAACCAACCTTAACAGAACTACCAACATCAAGGGATGTTATAGATGTCTTCGGTGGCTATAACCATAACTTGAGAATAGGTAACGGAGAATTCTACGATATGCAGAATCTCACATCAGCATATTATCCATTACTTGCACCAAGAAAGCAAAGAGGAACATATTCAACACCTAATGATAATCCTCGTAGCCTTATAGAGAAGGATGCTCTCTGCTATGTATTCAAGAGAGGCACAAACCTCTTCTTTGTAATGAATGAGCATGAATATGATTTAGGTATGACACCAATTGATGCAGATGAAGAGAGAAAGCTTGTATCAATGGGTGCTTATGTGATTATATTCCCAGATAGACTCTACATTAATACAAAAGATACATCAGACAAGGGTAATATTGATGCAGAATTCACTACATCTGGCACAGTAACCTTTGAATTATGCGATGTGGATGGTAATTCCTATGTAGTGAATCAAACATCTGTAGATGAGCCATCATCACCTACAGATAAAATGATATGGCTTGACAAATCTACAACACCTGCTTCATTGAAACAATTCTCTGAAACAAGTGGCATGTGGGTAAGCATTGCAACAGTATATGTAAAGATATCTGCAACAAATTTAGGTGCTGCTTTTGAGCAATACGATGGTGTAAAGATATCTGGTGTTTCTGCAGATATATCTTCAGATTTAAACACTACAGCGGTTGTATGGGCGAAGGATAATAACTCTATAACTGTTGTAGGTATTCTTAACGAGGTTTCTTTAACACAAGATACAGCAATCAAAGTTTCTCGCAAGATGCCAGAGATGGATTTTGTTATAGAGAGCAACAACAGGCTTTGGGGATGCAGATATGGTCTTCAAGGTAATGACGTAGTCAACGAATTATATGCATGTAAGCAAGGTGATTTTAAGAATTGGAATTGCTTTATGGGTATATCAACAGACTCTTATGCGGTTTCTCTCGGTACAGATGGTCAATTCACAGGTGCTATTACCTATTTAGGCTATCCTACATTCTTTAAAGAGAATTGTTGCCATGTAGTGTACGGAAATATGCCAAGAGAATACCAAGTACAAGACACAGCACTTCGTGGAGTGCAAAAAGGTAGCGAGAAAAGTCTTGCTATGGTAAATGAAGTGCTCTATTACAAGTCAAGAACAGGTGTCTGTGCCTACAATGGTGCTTTACCTACAGAGATTTCCTCTGCATTAGGTGAAAAAACATACTCAAATGCTGTTGCATGTGCTTATAAGAACAAGTATTTCATCAGTATGTTGGATAAATCCACAAATACCTACAGTTTCTTTGTGTATGATGTAGAAAAAGGCATGTGGCACAAGGAAGATGACCTTAAAGCAGAGTGCTTCTGTGCTGTAGATGATGAGGTTTACTACATTTCACAAGGCTCAATAAGAACTTTATTCGGTAGTGGCACAAAAGATACAGATAAAATCAAGTGGATGGCTGAAACAGGAGATTTAGGTGTGAATGCACCAGACAAGAAGTACATTTCTAAACTCTCTGTAAGGCTTTCTATGGACATTGGCACAAGGGTATACATTTATATTAAGTATGACTCATCAGGCGGATGGGAAAGAATCTGTGCTCTTACAGGCACTACTCTTCGCTCATTCACATTACCAATCAAACCAAAGAGATGTGACCATCTTAAACTTAAGTTTGAGGGTGAAGGGGATGCGAAGATATATGCAATAAGCAAAACTGTAGAGTTAGGAAGTGATGTTTAATGACAGAGATTAGACTTCCTCATATAACAGGTGTAACAGAGAAAGAACAATTGGTGCAGATTAAGAACTATCTGTACCAATTGACAGGACAGTTGAATTTCGCTTTAAAGGCGGTAAATAGCGAGGGTAATTATAACCCACAGATTATATCTCATGATGATTCAGAAGGCTTACAACAGGTCACAGAGATAGAAGAAAAGCTTAAAAACTTCATTGAACTTAAGAATCTTATAATTAAGTCAGCAGATGTTATAGAATTCTTTGAAGATATCGTTACAAGAGAACTTGAAGGCAATTATGTTGCGAAAAGTGATTTCGGTATCTTCCAAGAACAAACATCAAACAAATTTGTAGAAACATCAGAGAATGTGACCAATTACTATGAATCTACAAAGGAAATAATCGCAAACAAGTTTGAACTTCGTAAAGATAACTGTTATATCAAGACAGGTTGGCTTGACGATGATAACACAGTAGCAGGTTTTGAAGTTGGTCAGTATACAGAATATGTTGAAACAGATACATCTGGCAATGTGATTACAAAATACAATGATACAGGCTTTGCTCATTTCACCACAGAAGAGATTGCTTTCTTCGATAAGAACAGAGTTAAACTTGCATGGTTTAGTAAATCTGTAATGCATATAGCAAATGCTCAAATAGAAGATACATTGGCTCTTGGTGGATATGTTATAGAAGACACAGAAACCAATGGCATTGTATTCAAGTGGAAGGGAAGGTGATAACTTATGGCATCAAGCGGAAGTATAAATACAAGTAGTTATGAAGGCAGATACCTTCAGTTATCATGGACACAAACAAAAGATGTGGCTAACAACAGGTCTACAATAAAGTGGACACTTTCCTCTATAGGCGGAACAGAAGTTTATTACAGCACAGGTGCTACCACAGTTAAGATAAACGGAACACAAGTTTACTACAAGGATAGAATGGATTGGACAACTTATGCATTCCCTGCAGCAAAGGGTAGTGTAAGTGGTACAACAACAATTAACCATGCGAGTGATGGTACAGGCTCTATTAAAGTAGAACTTTCAACAGCAATTTGGTATTACGCCATTGATTCGTATTCTAAAACATGGACACTTGATACCATTCCAAGAGCATCAACACCTACACTTTCTGCTTCTTCGGTGAATATAGGCTCTGCGGTCACTATTAATACAAACAGAGCAAGTTCAGCTTTTACTCATACTATAAGATATGAATGGGCAGGTACATCAGGTACAATAGCCACAGGCGTTGGTAGTTCATACTCATGGACAATACCAACAAGTTTTGCAAGTAATATACCAAATGCAACGAGTGGCACATGTAAGGTGTATGTTGATACATATAATGGCTCTACAAAGATAGGAACTAAATCGGTAAATCTTACAGCAAAAGTTCCAGATGCAGATTGGACAAAACCATTGATAAATAGTGTGACTATATCACCTTCTGGAAATCCAGATTGGGTAGGCTCAAGGTATGTTCAATCTAAAACAAAGGCAAGGGTAGTAACAGGAACTACAGGTCAAGCAGGTGCAACGATTAAAACCTGTGAAGTGACAATTGATGGCACTAAATACACAGGAACTGATATAACATCAAATGCTATTCGTAATTCTGGTACAGTATCTGCGACAGTTAAGGTAACTGATAGCAGAGGATATACAAACAGCACAACAAAGAATATATCAGTAGAAGCATATAGTAAACCATACATTGCAAACCATTCTACACAAAACAAAATCATTTGTGCAAGGTGCAATGACAGCGGAACTCTTGTTTCTAATGGAACTCGCTTAAGGCTTATGTTGAGCAAAAAATGGTATGCATTATCAGGTAGTGTAAATACAGCTTTGGTGCAATACCAAATCAATTCAAATGGTTGGGTAACAGCATCTGCTCATACAACAAATGCTCCTGATATAGCCTTGACAGTTACTAATATTACTCTTGATTTAAAACAAACATACAAGGTAAGCATTAAGATAACAGATAAATTCGAAGAAACAGATACCTATCAGTACGATATACCCACAGAAGAAGTTACATTCCATCTTAAAGAAGGTGGCGGTGGTGCTGCTTTCGGTAAGTATGCTGAAGAAGAAGATATGCTTGATATTGCTTGGAAGATAAAAAACAATTCTGTTCCCACTCTTTTAGGTGGTTTAGGAAGTACGATTCCAAGCAATTCAAATCTAAATTCTGTAAATTTTTTAGTGCCTGGCAACTATGTCTGTGCTTTGAATGGTACAGCAAAAACATTAACTAACTCACCTACATCTTACGCTTTTAAAATGTGTGTGTATAACTGTTTAGATACTTTTCAGGATGCATATAATGGGGATTGGATGTATATGGTGAGGGAAATAACTAACCTTGATGGTACAAGTTGGATTCAATTTGTTCGTAGAGAAGGTGGAAATTGGAATTATGGTAATTGGCGAATAATTCTTGATTCTGATAATTGCCCTGATTATGTAATCGAGCAAGGTACTGTGGATGGTTGGGAATACACTAAATGGAAAAATGGAAAAATGGAATTGTTTAGTGCTAAAAGTTTAAGTTTCCCTGCAAGTGAAAAGCAAACAGATTATTTGTGGCGTTCCATTGTTTCATTAGATTTAAGCAAATATCTTACAAAGATAATGTCAGGCACTTGTTGTATTCAAACTAATGGTATGATTCCACAGGTTTGTAGGCACAGTACAAATCTTACAACAGCAGAAATAGTAATCGTAACAAGTCGTACTTTTTCGGCTTTCACTATAACAGCACCAATATATATTATTGGCAAATGGAAATAAGGAGTGATTTTTATGGCAACAAATAAGAAATATTCAAACATTGATTTGTCGAAGTATAGTGCAGGGTATAAGGAATCTCAAGATGTAATAAATGCACAGAATCAAAAACTTGCAGCAGAAAATGCGGTGAAAAACTATGGGGATTTCAATTACGGAAGACAGGATGCTTATGACCAAGCAATTAATGCTCTTACAAACAGAGAAAAATTTAAGTATGACCTTAATGGTGATGCATTGTATCAGCAATACAAAGACCAATATATCACACAGGGTAAACAAGCAATGATGGACACTATGGGTCAAGCATCTGCTATGACAGGTGGTTATGGTAACTCTTATGCAGCTACAGTAGGTAACCAAACATTTCAAGGTTATTTACAACAGTTGAACAACAAGATTCCAGAACTTTATCAATTAGCACTCGATAAATATAATTCGGAAGGTGACCAATTAGCACAGACATATGGTGTTCTTGCTCAAGACAGACAGAATGCATATGGTGAATGGGGTGACACTTACAACAGGCTTGTAGGCGAAAGAGATTATAGTTCTAACGAGTATAACAATGCTTATAACAGAGATTACACCACATTTAATGATAACAGAAGCCATGACACTACACAGTATTGGAATGAATATAACACAGGTTATCAGGCAGACAGAGATGCAATTGCAGATGCTCAATGGCAGAAGCAATTCGATGCAGAACAGACATGGAAGCAGAAAGAATTTGATGAGGCAATCAGACAGTACAATGAACAGATGGCTCTTCAAAGACAACAGTTGGCTGCAAGAAGTTATAGTGGTGGTGGCTCTGGTGGCGGTAGTGATGAAGAAACAGCAGAAGAAAAACCAAAAGCACAAGAAACTGAAAAAACCAAATTATTCAGAGCATCAATAAGAACAAAATCCGAGTATCAAAGATTAAGTAATACCGAGAGAAGAAATGGTGGAAATCCTTCTTCGTATGAAGACTATGTAAAAGATACCCTTGAAAGATGGGTGAATAGCGGAAAGTTAACAGAAGCAGAGGGTGACTACCTCGTATCATACTATAATTTCAAATAAAGGAGATTTCATATGAGTAAAAAATGGTCGGTAGACAAAGCAAACCTTGATAAATACGATATCAGCGAAGATGATAAAAAGAAGAAAAAGAAATGGTCTGTAGATGATGCTGATTTAAGTAAATACGATTTCGGTGTCGATGAAGACTACATCAATTCATTCTTAAAGGATTCACAGAGTTATTTGAAATCACAAGGTAATCGCACTAATTCATATAAAAGTGGTATCACAGCTTATGATGATTATATAAATTCTGATACAAGAAAAGATTTGGATGCAAGAGCAAGTAACATCAAAGCATACTTAAATGCCAACAAGGGTAATTTGAAGTCAGATGCTTACCAAAGCACGATATCATATATTACAGATTATAACTCTGCAAACAGAAGTCTTGCTGATTCTTATTCAAAGGCTAAAAACTATTACTCTCAATGGAAAACTGAAGATGATTATAACTTCTCTGTAAACAACAATAATAATACTCTCAAGTACAGCAAAATGTCTTTAGCAGACTTGAGAAAAGAAAAAGAAGATTATGACAAGACAAAGAAGGCTGTTAACTTTTCTAAATACAGCAAAGCATTAGCACCTTCAGGAAATCCACAGGGAGAAGCAATATCAAATCTTATTCTTGATTTCATGGATAAGAAGAATTCAAATAAAGCTGATTCAAGTCCACAAGAAAAATGGAATAAAGAGTATAAAGACAAGGCTGTTTTATACTACGATAGCAAGGGCAATGCTGTTACATATGATGACCTCATCAGAGAAAAAGAACATACTCAAATAGCAGAAGAAATTAATGGAGATACCACCAAGTTATCTGCTTATGTTAATGCACAAGAGGCACAAAAGAAAATCCTTGAACTCAATAAAAAGTATAATGAGTTAGAAACTCAAAAAATGGCATACCAGACCAATGGCTTTGTACCTGATGCAATAATTGCAGAACAGCAAAGTGTAACAGATGCTATTAATCAGCAGAAGGCTATAATCGAAGACTTCAATTCTTTTGGTTATGATTTCGATGAGATTCAATACTACAATCAAATGAAGGAAGATAGAGAAGCAGAGGTTAAAAAGGCTGAAGAAGCACAGAAATATGCTGAAGAGCATGAAATAAAGGCTACATTCAAATCAATGCTTTCAACTCCTATGATGATAGGTGAGTATGTTAAAAACCTTGTTGATACAGCACAGTATGGTTATGCTAATGTTTATGACGATAAGTATACAAACCAAAGCCAAGTATACCAATCTACAGTATCAAATATAATTGAAGATGCGGTTACCAATACAACAAATAGTGAATTTGCAGGTTGGTTAGCAAGTACAGCTTATTCTGGTGTTACATCTGCTACACAATCTGCAATGATTGGTGCTGTAGGTACAGTATTAAGTGGTGGTAATGTTGCTGTAGGTACAGGTGCTGCACTCTCAATTATGGGTACACAAGCGGCAGCATCATCCTTTAATACATCTGTAAAAAATGGTAGTACAAGCGGAGAAGCAATCGCATTTTCTTTGGCTTCTGGTATAGGTGAGGCTGTGTTTGAAAAATTGCCATTGGATAATATTTTCAAATTAGCAAAAGGTGCAGGTAAGACAGCAACAAAAGAAGGTATTGCAACTCTTATAAAAGGTCTTGCAAAGCAAAGTGCTATAGAAGGATTAGAAGAAGGTGGCACAGAACTTTGGAATGCTATGGCAGATGCAATAATCAATGGTGACCATAGTGCCTATAACATTGCTGTAGATAAATACATGAAACAAGGTTATTCTGAAACCGATGCAAAGAAAATTGCTTCTACAGATTGGGTGAAAGAAGTTGTTTCATCTATGGTTGGTGGCTTCATCGGTGGTGGTGTGACAGGTGGTACAGTAGGTGTTCCATCCTTCGCTATCAATCAAGGCGTTCAAAATGCACAGTATGATGCTCTTGGTAAGTCAACAATACAGAATGAAAATGTTCAAGGTCTTGTTGCAGATGCTCAATCATTAGTTACAGAGGGTGAGAAGAGTGCTCTCAATAAACTTGCTAATAAAGTAGCAGGTGTGGAAAATGTGGATAACTTGAGCAAAAGACAGACCAAGAAGTACACCAGAAATGTGGGTAAACTTGTTGATGAAGTTGCTAATACAAAAGTAAAGAGTATTGAAGCTGCACAATCAGAAGCAATCAAGCATGAACTTGAATCTAATGGTGTAGAAAATGTTTCACAAGCAACAGATATTGTTGTTAAGAAAATGAGTGGACAATCTCTTACTAAAGCAGAAACCGAAATCTTTGAGTCAGTAGATGGTAATACTATTATAAATAGTGTTAAAAATCTTGATGTGAAAAGTGCTGTCGATAAAGATAACCTTAAGAGAACTGAAAATGCCTTAAAGAAGACAGGTGAACTTGTTTTTTCTAAAAATAAATCTGCTCAACATAGAGAAATGGTTGAAGAGTCTGGTTACACTACAACAGAAGGTAAGACCACAGTAGATGCTACAGGTGTTGAAGTTGATTCTATGATTATTGATTCTCTTGATGGAGATGATATCTCTCTTAAAGTTAATATGGGAGAGAATAGCGAGATTGTATTAGCAGGTGAATTAACTCTTAACGATAACTATGCTGTTATGCTTGAAGGCTTGAAGAGAATCGGTAAGAAATTCAACTTGAATACTTCATCTGCTAACAAATTGTTAGCATTATATGAAGCATACAACGGAGATGCATTCACATTCTATAAGGCTATGGAAGCAGGTATTTCTTACGGACATTACAATATAAGAGAATACTTCGATAATAATAAATTCGTTGCAGACCTTCCAGAAGCAATTAGAGAGAAGCTTTATGAAGTGGGCAGAGAGAATGCACAGAAGACAACAGATGAAAAACAAGCATTGGTTGAGTTAGAAGGCAAAGCAAAAGCTGAAAGCAAGGTAACCTTTGCTGAAGGTGTTAAGTATAATAAACTCAATAAGCACCAGAAGGCTCAAGTAGATTTCGCTCAAGTAATTGCTAATACATTCGGATTCGACCTTGAGATATTCCGTTCACCTAAAGATGCATCTGGCAGAAGTCTTGGTGAAAATGGCTCATATTCAGCAAACAGAAATCTTATGAGATTAGATATCGATGCAGGTACGATAGATGGTAAATCTCTTCTTCTTTTCACACAATCACATGAATTGACTCACTACATCCAAAAGTGGTCACCAGAAAAGTATAAGGTGTTTGCAGATTTCCTTATGGAAAAATATGCGAAGAGTGATGTTCCTGTACAAAAACTTATAGAGCAGAAGATTGAAGAATCAAAAATCTCTGCAGCAATGGATAAGTCAGGTAAACACCATGTGCTTACAGAAAGTGAAGCATTTGATGAGATTGTAGCAAATGCTTGTGAAGATTTCCTTGCAGACCCTAACATTCAGCAAACAATTAATATGATTGCAGAAATCGACCAGAGCATTGCACAGAAAATCAAGAACTTCATCAAAAACCTTGTTGCAAGACTTGAAAAAGCACTTCATGGCTTACAAGGTCAATCTGCAGAAGCACAGTTTGTTCGTGAACTTGATATGGATGCTATCGAAGAACTTAAGGATTTATGGACAGAGGCTCTTCTTGATGCAAGAGAAAATGTGCTTGTAGCGAGAGAGAATAATGTAGTTGAAGAAGAATCCCATACTATTGCAGGAATTGACTATGACCAATTAGAAGGTGCAAAAACCGAAAATGGAGATGAGTTGTTCCAATATCGTGCAATTCAACACGATGTGCCTGAATACAGAGCATTGCTTGAGAAATATAGTGATATGTCTTCAAAGCAAATTGATTCTTTGTTCGATACAATGAATAAAGCATTTGAGGTAATCGAAGATAATATTGAAATTCTTGACTATGCATGGGAAGAAAATCTTAATGAAGATGGCACATGGGATGATACTGTAGATGCAAGAGCATTTAATCCTGTGAAGGCGAACTCCGATAAATTGTATAAGTACAGTTTAGACTTTTCTACCATGTGTAGAAAAAGATTGCTTCAGCAAGTAATCGCAGAAGAACTTTCATTGGCACTTGATAGGGCGGTTACAAAAGCAGAGTCTATTGCTATTCGTGATGAACTTATAAAACTTCAAGAAGAAGGTAGACAGATAGAGATTGCTTGTGCTTTATGCTATGTTGAGTCTGCTCGTATGAAATCACCTGTACAGATTCAAAAGTTTTTAGACAATGCAGGTCAGAAGACAAGAGAATTCTTTGCAGCTAAAGCAAAAGGTGATGTAGTAGTAGCAGAAGAAAAAGCAAGAAAAGAACTTGCTAAAAAGTATGCGAAGGAAATAAAAGAAGGTAAGATTACAAGTCCTTTGGAAACTTACACCACAAGGGGTGGTAAAACAAAGTTTGTTGCTCTTACCAAACTTCCAAGTAATATAGCATGGGAGATTCGTAATGCAAAGAGAAATGCAAAAGCAAACTATACTCCAACAGCAGAAGAACAGGAACTTATCGAAGTAGCAGATAAATTGCCAACAGCAACATTTACTACAGCAGAAGGTCTTGAAAAACTCGCAAAGCAATATCCTGTTTTATTTGATGTTTACACAAGCTTTGTTAGAAATGCTACTCACTCTAAAGGTACAGAAAAAGATGTATGGTATAGAGTCGGTGATGTAAATAAAATAGGTGATGACCTTATTGCTGCAATGAATAAAGAAAATGGATTACGCTCTCAATCATGGAGTGATTTCCAAGTAATTCATTTGCTTGATTATGTAGCTGCAATAATTGAATTATCAACCAAGAAGGCAAAGATGCAGGCATACACCAAAGTGCCAGACTATGTAAATCTTATGGGATTAACAGGTCAAATGATTAACTTGTCACTTATTCCTTCAAGGGAATTTAGTGGTAAACTTGATTTCGATTCTGTAGAAGGTATGGCATTTAAGATTGCACTTGAACTTCGTGATAAATACCCAGATGTTGCAGGTACTATAAGCATTGGTATTGCTAATGAGCAAATTCAGATGTTGTTAGATTCTGCAGACATAGACTATGTTATTCCTTATCACCATTCAGCAATGAGTAAAGTTGTTAGAAAGGCTATGCATATTCCTTCATGGGTTTCTTACGAGGCATATCAAGGCGAGAAGAAAATCACATCTAAAAAAGATGCTTTGGAAAATGCAAAGAAACATGGTGTTAAGTTACTTGATGCAAGTGATGCTAACTACCATAATGCACCGAACTTCTCCGAGTGGTTTGACCTTGAGGTAGCGAGAAAAACAGCAAAGTTAGAAAACCTTAAACCAACAGATGCCAAAGCACAGAAAAAGTATGGTGTTATGTATGGTGCTTATAAGGCAATGCAAGAAGCTGCAGACAAATACCTTGAACTTTGTGCCGAAAGAGGTCTTGTTCCTAAATTCTGTCATGCAAATGTAGACTTCACAGTAGAAGATAACTATTGGAAACTCTTAATAGACAGAAAGATGATAAACCAAAAGACAGGTGAAATCATCGAGCAAAAACCTGTTCAGCCTGTCTTTAATGAAGGCGAAGTGCTTGACATCCTTAACAATGAAATCGCAAGATATGAGGGCGTAAAAGAAGATTTCGATTATGCAAGTAGATATGTTACCGAGAGATTTCTTAACGGAGATATGAATGAGCATATAACCGAAATCGCAAAGGGTATCGGTGAAACAGTTAATAATGTAACTAAAGTTGCTATAGTGAATTCTGATGAACAATTCCAAGAGCGAGATACAAATAAAACCTCGCAAGAGTTTATAGAAGATACAGCAAAGTCCTTTGGTGTTACAAATATCGGTGATTATATTCATGTTCAAAGACAGGTAATGGCTACATTGTTAAAGGAGAATTTCTTTACAGACAATGAATCACGAAGCAGAACAGATACAAATAAGATGTCTGGAATGATTGTTGAAACTAACAAGAGTGGCATAAACGAAACATTCGATTTTAACAATTATGCAAGACTTGGTAAATCTAAAAAGGCATTGAAACTTGCAACAATTCGACATTTGCCTGAAATCATCGAAAATGGCGAACTTTATGAAGATAATGTTAGTGATGAACATAAAAATTCACCTAATAAAAAGTTTGCATATATTCAATCTGAAATAGACATCGATGGTAAACAAGTTTTAGTGAAAATCGACATAAAAAAATCACCCAGAAAAAACAAGTTTTGGGTGCATCGTGTTGATATAAAAGATGAAGCCAACGATTCCCCTACAATCACTAATAAAGTGATGAGGCAGGGCGATAACATCGTTGACTTCGAAGATAATTTACCACAATCTTCAGCAAATGTCAATATTCAAAGTTTACAAGGTGATGAGCAATTCCAAGACCGAGATTCCACAGGCAGAGAACTCTCTCCAGAACAGGTTGAATTCTTTAAGGATTCAAAGGTTAGGGATGCTGAAGGTAGATTGATTCCTGTTTATCATGGTAGTCCAAGCAAATTCACAATTTTCAAGCACGAATATCTTAATACTCATGGAAATGCTCATGGAAGAGGTTTTTATTTTACAGATTATAAGAGTCTTGCTGAAGGTTATGAAAAAGAAGGCGGTCAACTTCTCGAAGGTTATTTGAACATAACTAATCCAATGTCAGAAGAAAAAGTAACAATTAAAAAACCTAAACTTGTTAAACTTATTCAAGCAATTTGCGAAGAAGAAGCAAAAAGTCTTGTGGCAGATGATAGTTACGAAAATGTTCAAGAAGCACTTCGTGATACTTGGATTTCAAATTATGTGAATACCTATCAAATGAATATGGTAGATGCATACAAAAAAGTTACAGACATAATTTATTCTGGCAACGATAATGATGTTGATATTGTAGCGGAGTTGTCTAATGTTGCAGATGCAGAAATCGTGCTTAAACAGGTACATGAAGTTTTAGGTTATGATGGTGTGATATATGCTTACGAAGATGGTGTACACGAATATGTTTCACTTTTAAGCAATCAATTCAAGAATGCTGACAATCTCAATCCTACAGAGAGTGATGACATCCGCTACCAAGACAGATATATAAGATACGGAAAACTCACACAAAATCGAATTGACTATCTTATAGAAGATAGCGGTGCAGGTAGCAGAGTCGATTATGCAAACAAATGGATTGCTTCTATATCTCCATCAGATTTCATAGACTTAACTCTTCGTTATGAAACAAGAGTAAAGGGAAGAGAAGTGTTTGATACCAAAGTTGGCGGTGACTATGGTAGTGTAATGGGTGACAGAGATTATATCCATGAAATTCGCCATAACAGAGAATTGCCTTATCTCATGGTAGATATGGAAACAGGAAAAGTTTTAGGTCATAATGGCAGACATAGAATGAGAGCATTGGAAATGGCAGGTGCATCAAGAACTCCTATTGGAATTATTTTTTATAAAGACGATAGAGTGTATAAGGGTGATGATAACGGAGTTAGACTTGAATCAATCGATTTGCAGAGATTAACAAGTCAGTTTGATGACAAATTTTACTTACAACACAATGCATACATCCATAACATCATTCCTCTTAATGAAGACCATCGTACAGAAATCGAGGGAACATATCGTGCAGATAAATTTGAAGTAGAACACTTTGATGTCCTTGCATACCAAGACCGAGCATACAGAATATCTTTTGAAGAATTAGGCTTGAGGAGAGAAAACGAAAATCTTAAAGCAGATGTTGAGAATCTCAAGGAAATGCTAAAGCTTCAAAGCACAGTAACTCATGGCAAGGTTTTAGCAAAGGCAAAGTACAAAGATGTTGCAAAGAAACTCTTACATGATTTCGGTATGAAGCAAGTGAAAGACCAAGACCTTCTTAATGGCTTCGTAAAGAGGTTAGATGAGTATTTCTCAAGCATAATTAATTCCGATGAATTAACATGGGAATTCGTGATGGAAGGTGCTTATAAAGTTGCGAAGTGGGTAGATTACGAGATGCCTACAGAAACAAAACCTAAATATGAGTATGCTGAAGAAGTGTTAAAGGATATTCGTGGTAAAGGCGTTGTTCTCGATGATTTACAAAAGGCAGAAGTTGTATACCATTATGGCTCATACAATGCATTCCGTAAGAGTCTTTTCGGTAGTATTAACTTTGTTAACAAGGGAACTTCTCTCGATTCTCAATGGCAAGAGTGGTCAAGCAATTATCCTCATATTTTCGATGCTGAAATCTCAACAAATGATATGCCTATCGAACTTGAAAAGATTATTAAAAATATGAAGGAAACTGAATCTGTGCTTAACGAAGAAGAGCAAATGCAGAGAGTTGATTGGATGGCAGAGCAAATCTATGATGCATATTGGTTAATGCCTACAGTTAAAACTCTTGCAGATAAACATCAGTTACAGGTAAATCTTCTTAAAGGTAAACACAGAGAACAGATGGATGCTCTTCGTGAATCCCACAAGGCAAAGGAACTTAAAACCAAAGAGCATTTCGAAGAGATGCTTAAAAAGGTTAAAGAGCATAAGGATGCTCAATTGGAAGCTTATAAAGAGCATGTTAACGAGGTAAAGGTTAATGAAAGAGAGAGAAAGAATCGCACAGTAATGAAGAACAGAATCAAAGGTGTGGTTAAAGAACTCAATTCTATTCTTTCAAAAGGCTCAAAAGAAAGAAATGTTAAGATTCCAATTCAACCTGCTGTTATGAAGGCATTGGAATTAGCAGAGTATTTATTTGATGATGACCTTTCTGCAAAGTTTATACTTACTCAAGCGGATATTAATCCTCGTGAAGAGGAAATGGCAGATGTTGAGAAGTACAGATATTGGAATAACATTAGAGAAGAACATATGAAAAATATGCTCTCTTTAATGGATAAGGAAGGTACAGAATCTCAAGTTGCTAACCTTAAAGATACCATTAGTGGTGTTGAAAGAAAGATGGGTTACCTTGAAAAGAAACTCTCAAGTCTTATCACCAATGAGAAGAAAAAACTTCAGCAGGATGGTGTAGGCAAAGCTGTTAAAGCATTAGCAGAAGCATATTCACAGTTAAAGAACTCTGAAGAAGATTATGTTAAGGAAGCATATAACGAAGGTGTGTATACCTACATCGATGGCTTGGCAAATAGGCTTGAAGGTGCAAAGGTTAAAGAGATGTCTGAAAGCCAAATGTTTGATGTTTACACAGCATTCAAAGCGGTTTTAACAACAGTAAGAGATGCTAACAAGTTATTCGTTAATGGAAAGCGAGAAGATGTTCAAAAAATGTCTTCTGCGATAATGATGCAGATATCAGCAAACAAGAAAACCAAAACTGTTCCATATGAAAAACTTGATACTCTCAAGAGCAAGATGCTTCAGTATAGTTGGAATGAATTAAAACCATACTATGCATTCCAGAGATTAGGCTCTTCTACATTAATGAAATTGTATGAGGCTGCAAGACAAGGTGAAGATGTTCTCGGTAGAGATTATCAAGAAGCAATTACTTTTGCAGAAAGAGTAAAGCAAAAATATGGTTATGATTCATGGGATATGAATAAACGATATGACATCAAGCTTAAAGATGGCAGAGAGTTTACAATAACTCTTCAAGAAATCATGTCAATCTATGCTTACTCAAAGAGAGAACAAGCATATGACCATATGATGTTTGGTGGTTTCGTATTCAACGATAAGAAATTCTTCAAAGCAAATGAAGGTGTAGTCAAAGGTGCATTAAAACCTAAAACCTACAGAGCAACAGATGCAGAGGCTTATAAATTAACTCTTGAAGACCTTGCTGAAATCGGTAATATTATCAATAAGGTAAAAGGCTTAAAGGGATTCGTAGATGAAATGCAAGGCTATCTTTCAACAGATATGGCTGCAAAGGGTAACGAGATTTCAAGAGTGTTATATGGTGTTGATTGGTTTAATGAAAAGAACTACTTCCCAATTAAATCATCAAGGGATTTCCTTGCGATAGTAAATAATCCATCAGAGAATTATTCACTTCGTAATTCTGGAATGACTAAAACTACAGTACCTCATGCGAAGAATCCTCTTGTATTAGAAGATTTTATGACAGTATGGGCAGAGCATGTAGGCAAGATGAGTACATACCATTCACTTGTTATTCCTATTGATAATCTCAATAAGGTGTTAGGTTACAAAGAAGCATCCACATCTATGAAAACTGTTCTTGATTCAGTATTCGGAAAATCTGCAAAGGAATATCTCGATAATTTCCTTAAAGATTTGAATGGCGGTGTTTCTTCACAAGGTGCAAAATCACCTGTTGCAAGTATGTTCGGTAAGTTTAAGAAAACAGCGGTTGCAGCTTCAACATCAGTTGTTGTTCAACAGCCTACAGCAATCTTAAGAGCAATGGCAGAGATTGATGGTAAATACTTTGTAGGTGCGAGTGATAAACTTAAGCACAACGAAAAGTGGGAACTCATTAAAAAGTATGCACCAATTGCTGTAATCAAAGAACTTGGTGGTTTCGATATCGGTAGTGGCAGAAGGTTAGAAACTCTTTTAACATTGCCATCTTACGAAGGCAAAGATAAGGTTAAAGGTTTCTTTACTGACTCAACCTACAGAAACGAATCTCTTGACAATGCATTTATGTGGGGTGCTTCCAAAGCCGATGAAATTGGTTGGAACATCATCTGGAGTGCTGTAGAGCGAGAGGTTAAAGCAACAAGCAATCTTAAATTTGGCACAGAGGAATTCTACCAGAAGGTTGGCGAAAGATTTACTGAAGTTGTTCACAAAACTCAAGTATATGATTCAACCTTCACCAGAAGTGGATTCCAAAGAAGTAAGAGTGACCTTGTTCAGATGTCAATGTCATTTATGGGTGAGCCAACAACATCATTTAATATGCTTTATGATGCTGTGCTTCAATCTTCAAGAAAGAAAATTTCTAAAGGCAAGGCAACAAGAATCATAGGTGCAACAGTAGCATCAATTATAATGGCTTCTGTGATGAAATCATTTATTTATGCTCTTCGAGATGATGATGAAGACCAATCATATCTTGAAAAATATCTGGAATCAACAACAGAAAACCTTGTAAGTGATTTGTTTATTCCTAATATGCTTCCTTTCGTAAAAGATATTACATCTATCTTAAGCGGATGGAATGTAGAAAGAACTGATTTTGCGATATTCACAGACATTTATGAAAGTGTTACTCAATTATCAAGTGATACAGTTTCAGGTTATCGCAAGGTGGAAGACCTTATCGGCTCAATTGCATCGTTGTTTGGTGTACCTGCAAAGAACTTGTTAAGAACAGGTAGAGAAATCTACAATGTTGCAAAGAATATCTTCGATAACAATGTTCCTTATGCACAAGGTATAACAGATGCTATCTACAGAGGCTTACCATTAACTAAAGAGAAATCTAAATCAGATAAACTCTATGAAGCAAAAGCGGAAGGTCAGCAACAAGTTATCGACAGGTATGAGGGAGAAAACATTGATAACTCTCTCAAGAAAGGCTTAAGAGATAACGATAAGCGAATTCTTAAGGGTGTAGATGCATTACTTGATAGTGATTACACTAAATATGGCTCTATCATTAACCAGATTGCTTCAGAAGGCAAGTTTAGTAAAGAGGTAGTATCAAGTGCCATCCAAACCGAAGCGAACTATTTCGGTGGAAAAATCGAAGAAGGAGCAGAGGCATTAAGAGATGGTGAAGACAAAGCTTACAAGGATGTAGTCAAAGAACTTCGTGACAGATACAGAGGAATTTATACTCAAGATGAAATCATCAAGATGATTAAATCCTATGAATTTGAAGCTGAAGAAGAATCCGATGAGGAAAAATCAATTTATAAGATGAAGTATGTAGAAGATGCTCTTGCAAGTGGTAATACTCAAGCAGCAACAGAAATGATTGAAGAAATCGTTGCTACAAAGGTTGCTAATGGTAAGACCGAAGAAGAGGCAAGAAAATCTGTCCGTAGTAGTCTTACATCATATTGGAAGCCATTATATGAAGAGGCTTTAGCAGATGATGATTCATATGAGCAGAATGACATTCGTGATTCGTTGTATGAAATGGGTGTATATGGCTCTGATGAAGAGATTGATGAAACCTTACATGGTTGGAAACAAGGCTATGTTCTTGAAACCTATAAACCATTATATATCCAAGCATATCAGAATGGTGATACAGCAGAAATGAGAAAAATTGAAAGCAAAGTTTACTCATTGGGTGTATATAAAAATTCATACAAAACTGTTCGTGGTTGGATAGACTAAAGCATTGAGGGGTGGTATTAAAGATATCACCCTAAAATGTTATTATATGTAAGTAAAGGAGAGATGTGATATGAAAGACACTAAGTTTAGAATATTGTTAGATATTCACGAGGTACGTTCACAGGCAACCATACCTGTTAAGGTCGGAGATGTGAGTTGTAAGATATATATTACACTTGTTGAAGGTGGTAAGCCTTATAAAATTCACGAGAACTCATTTGGTGTATTCACAGGTAAAAAAGGTGATGATAATTACTTATTTAATAACTGTGTTATTGAGAATGGTATTATTCGTTATGATTTCACACCACAGACAGTTGCTGCTGCAGGTGTACTTGAATGTGAAATAAGAATATATGACGAAGATGGTGGTGTTCTCACTACACCAAGTTTTAATATTGTAGTCGATGAAAGGGCGGTAAATGACTCTGAATTAGCATCTGCACCAGAATTTGCATTTCTTGACGAAATATTAGTTAATGAAGGTCAGAGAATTGAAAACGAGAGAAACCGAAATGAAGCATTCAATAATTTAGGCATAGATTTAGAAGATGATGGAGAAGTCATTAGCATCGTCAAAACTGATATAGATGGCTCACAAGAAAAATCTACATTTTTAAAATATGCAGATGTTATTCCATCTGTTACAGCAACCGCCACAGGCTCTGCAATCACAATAGAAAGTAGTCAAGCACCATTACAGAATTTAAAGTTATACGGAAAGACAGAGCAGAATGGCACACCGACACCGACAGAGCCGAAAGAGTTAAAGAGCGTTGGTGATAGCGGTAGTTTTGAGGTTGGATTGTATGGGAAGAATATATTAAATTCTTTAAGTTTATGGGGTAGTGGTAGTTCACAACGTGGAGTATCTTATACACGAAATGCAGATGGTTCTTATACTCTATCGGGAATTGTTACGGATGAAGGTTCAATAGGTGAAGTTGAAGTACGTAATTTTCCTATAGGTGTAGCACTTACGCTTAGTGGTGGTATCGGTGGGTTTATATATAATTCAGAGGGTATTCATAAAGGTGTTTGGCTTGATAATGACGTTATTTCACTTGAAAAAGGGGATTTTGTACGCTTGATATTAACATATGCGACAAAAGGTTCGGTTTTGAATGCAACAGTATACCCACAAATTGAGATAGGCACACAAGCAACACCTTACGAGCCTTGCAACAAACAAACCTTAACAATGCCTTACACACTCCGTAGCGTAGGCGATATTAAAGACGAAGTTGACTTTAATAGGGGTATGTTTATCCAAAGAGTAACAACAGTTACTTTAAATGGCACAACAGGGTTTAGTTATGATAGTGGCAATAATAGATTTTATGTATATGGCAATACAGGTGTTCGTAATGGTGGTTATGTTAAAAAATCAACTCATTATGTGAACGGGGAAACAGGTTCGGGTGGAATGAATTTTACCTTTAACATAGACAATTATGCAATATACATTAAAGATACAAGATTTACAAATGCAACAGACTTCAATAATTGGCTTTCAAGTAATAATGTTACTATCATAGCACCTATTGGAACACAAAGAGAAATCCCATTAACCGAAACCGAACTTAATGATTATAAGAAATTACATACTAACAAGCCTACAACAACGATTTTAAGTGAGGCAGATATGGAAGTTGACTATTATGTAAACAAGCCTAATGCACAGGCAATAGGTAACATTCATTCGCAAGTAAACGAAGATTATTTTAAATTACAACAAGCAATTATTTCAACAGGAGGTAGTACATTATGAGTTTTGATGCAAGAGATTTTTTAAAGGGTGGTTTAATAGGTGCAATCGGTCATAAGCCTGACTTTAAGATTACACTCGATGCTATGGAATGGTACAAGTGTGGTTATCTTGAAGATAGTGACCTTGCAGAAATTCAACAGGCTATTGACAATCAGTACATTGAGCCTGAAACACCTGTTATTGATGAAACACCGATTGAAGATGAAACAGAGATTACAGATGAAACAGTAATTGAAGAAACAGAAAATGAGGAGTGATAATTTATGTCTATGCTCCCTGAAGAAAAGGTAGCAATTCTCGAAACGAACATTAAAACACTTTTTAAGTTAGTTGATGATGTTAAATCGGAAATCAAAGCTATTCATAAACTTGCAACATCTATTGAACTTCTTGCACAGAAAATGCAGAGTGTTGATGAAAAGGTTGGTAATATTGATGTTCGTTTGGATGCTATCGAAAAACAACCGACAGAAGATGTAAGATATTATAAACGTACCTTAATAAGTTGTGTTATTACAGGTGTTATAACAGCGGTTTTAGGTGCTTTGTTGGCACTAATTATAAAATAAGGAGATGGTTTTAATGTTAGAGAAAATAAAAACAATATCAAAATACACACTTAATATCTTAACAATTACAAATGCTTTGCTTGTAGGTTTAGACCCTATTTGGAGTATTCCTTATGCAGATAAAATTATCGCAACAATTTCAGTAATTATGGCGGTAATATCTACATATTTACTTGGCAATAAAGCAATGCACGTAGCGAAAGGAGAATAATTATGACAGTATTAACAAAAGGCATTGATGTATCAGTACATCAGGGTAACATTGATTGGCAAAAGGTAAAGAATGCAGGTATTGACTTTGCAATCTTGAGATGTGGTTATGGTAGTGATATTGCTTCACAAGATGATTCACAGTTTGCAAGAAATATGGCAGAGTGCGAAAGAATTGGTATGCCATTCGGTGTTTATCTTTACAGTTATGCAAACTCTGTAGAAAAAGCAAAATCAGAGGCACAACACGTATTAAGACTTATTGGTGACCATAAACTTCAATATCCTATTTACTATGATTTAGAAGATAGTGGCACAACAGGTAAATGCTCAAAAGCACTCATACTTGAAATGGCAAAGGCATTTGTTGACATTCTTGAAAGCAAAGGTTATTGGGTAGGTATTTACGCTAATACATATTGGAACAACACTTACTTAACAGATGCTTGGTATAATACCAAAGCAAGATGGGTTGCTCAGTACAACAGTAAATGCACCTATAAAGGCGAATATGGTATGTGGCAATATTCAAGTAAGGGCAAAGTAGATGGTATTCAGGGCAATGTGGATATGAACTATTGCTATGTTGATTATCCAACACTCGTAAAAGAGGCAGGAAAGAATAGATATAAAGCAACAAAGCCTGTTGCTACACCATTAAAGAGCATTGGCACAGTTGCTCAAGAAGTAATTGATGGTAAATGGGGTAATGGTGAGGCAAGAAAGCAGAGATTAACGGATGCAGGGTACGATTATGATAAAGTACAAGACAGAGTTAATGAACTTGTAAGAAATATCAAAGTAGGTAGCACAGTAAAAGTTAAAAAGGGTGCAAAAACCTATGATGGCAAATCTCTTGCAAGTTTTGTCTATGGCAGAAAGCATAAAGTAAAACAGTTAAATGGTAATAGAGCGGTAATCACCTATGCAGGTATTACAGTTTGTGCTATTGATGTTAAAAATCTTACATTAGTTAAATAGACATAATCACCTCCAATTTAAATATAGAAAAAGGGCATCCTTCATAACGAGGGATGCCTTTTTCGTGTCATAAAGAGTCTATAAAGGTGTTTAAAAGTATCACTTATGTTACACAAATGCATCGGGAATCATTGATATTACAGGGTTTCCAATTCTCAAAGAGATAATAACAATTCAAAATTTGAAACTATCGGAATCCCTTGTAAACTCAATGTTTTCAAGGGGTTTCTTCATTTTTACCTTCAATTTAAAAACCTCTAAAAATGGATAAAAATTAGATAAAGTTACACATATGTGACACAAATGTTACACACTTTATAGTTGGTTAAGCTCTGCTTTTAGGTTTTCCATGTCAATGTGAGTATATACTTGTTCGCCTATTCCTTTACCAGAATGACCTTGTATTTTTCTGCGGAATGTTTCATCTAATTTCTTTTCTTTCCACATTGAAGCAAATGTATGTCTTGCATCGTGAGGTAGGTGTTCTTTCATTTCTCCATTTTCATTTTTATATTCTAATATGCCAATGTCTTTGAGAATAGGATTCCAATAACTTTCGATGTATTGTCTGTGGTCTGATTTGAAATCGAATCTCTTGCCATTAAGTTTGGTTATGAGATATTCTCCATCTTTGCTCATCCAATTTTCATAGAATGGCATTACTTTATGGTGAATAGGTACTCTTCTTTTAGCATTTGCATTCTTGCCTTCAACGATATTGAAATATCCTTCTTCTAATTTTACGTCAGTTTTCTTTACATTGAAGAATTCACCTGTTCTTGCACCAGAGTATATGAGCATAAGAATCACTTGTACATAATCATTTGAAGACCATCTCCACAATGCATCCATTTCCTTATTAGTGAACTTGTAGTGTAGATTACTTTCAGTTTTAGTGCCTATGTCGATGAATTCTGTCTTATCAGCATCTTTGCTTATTATATCTTGCATTACAGCATAGTCATACATTTGAGATAAGAATGTTTTTAACTTTTTAAGGGTAGGGTAATTTTTACCGCTATTATCTACGATGCTTTGTAAATGAATCAGTTTAATTTCTTTTAATGGTTTATTGTAGATAGACTCGCATAACTTATACGATGCTTTGTATCCGTTAATATTACTTGGTGATATTTTCTCAAACTTAATTGCAGACCATCTTTCGTATAATTCAATAAATGTTATATCACTTTCAAAATCCATTGGGTTTTTGTGATATTCCACAAGTGCGGTCAATGCTTCCTCATACTTTTTAAAGTAACCTATATTTTTGTATATTCGCTTTCCTTCGTCTGTAAATCCCATTAATGTTCTTGCTCTGTATGGGTTTCTTCTATTACCACTTAATTTGCTGATGTTACCGAAACCATTTGGTAGTCGCATCGGTTTTCCCATTTTATCACTCCTTTTTTTCAAATCTTGCACGAACACGAATTGCAGCTAAACAATCTTTGTATACCTTACCTGTCTTTTCTATGTGTTCGGATAGTAATTCAATTCTTTCTTCCCAATCATCTGGGAATTCTTTTTTTAATTTATAGTGTTGATATGCGGTAAGAGGTACATTGGCATATTTGCCTTCTTTGTATTGATTAGGCTTACCTTCTCTTATTACTTTTCTTGATTCATCTATCATAATAATCTCCTTTGTTAAGATAGGTTTTCAATATCAAAAAACAATATTTTTGCAAATGCTTCTCTAACATCTCGTAGACAAAAATGCTCTGTAAAATTTTCGTGTTCTTCAAGATTAAGTTTTTTTAAACAGTAAATAAAGAAATCTTTGTCTTCTTCTTGAATTGGCAGGTCTTGGTCTACAAAATTATAACTCTGTGTAATTGCACACAAATAAGATAAATAACATGCTCTATCACTATATTTTTTCCGATAGCAATCTAAAAACTCCCAACCACCAATTATTGTATCTTTTCCTTGTATCTCGTAGGCAAAACAATGGTCTAAATTGCTCGATAGAGATTTGCCATTGTTTATTAAAAATTGTGGATTGGTTGGCGAGTTAAGGTTAATGATATTTCTAAAAAAAAGATATATCATATCATCAGATTTGTGGGTGAGAATGTCGGATTCACTTTCTTTAATTGAGTCATATTTAGACACAGCATAATAAGCAAATGCTATTCGATTCTCTCTTTTTTTACTATAAAAAAACATAATAAACTTCCTCTGTAGTTAAAATATTGCTTAATACTGAATCTAATTTATTTTTCTATTGTATTTAATAACAAATCTTTTTGCTCTTTCATCCGTTCCTCATAGTTCTGTTTCATATCTGCTATTCTTATATCACAACATTTTTGAACATCTGCAATTCTCATTTCGCAAAGTGCCTTAATATCCTCAATTCGTTCCTCATAAGATTTAATCATATCGGCAATTCTCATTTCATAAGTTTCTTTGAGGGAAACCATACTATTAACTTCGATTTCTTTTTTCTTTTCGTAGCCAATGAGTTCGTTAAGGTCACCGCCTAAAGAGGTTATTATTTTAGAAATAGTGCTAAATCTTGCATCTGGTGTTTTTCGTGTAACGATGTTTCTTATAGTTGGTGCAGGAATACCACTTAAATTCGCTGCATCTTCATAGGTAAAATTACCTACCTTCATAAGAGCAGATATATATTCGCTCACTTTTTCTACTGAAATTTCCATTTTTAATCACCTTATTATTAAATTTGATATTTTTTGTGACAAATTTGACCATTAATAAATCAAATTTGAATATTGCAATTTTATCTTCCAATATGTTACATTTTAGACATCAAAAACAAATTTGTTTTGGTTGTACCATTTTATGTACACGATAACAATTTTGTATTGACATTGGGTAAAATCTGTAATAATATTAAACCAGAACAATTGTTCGGTATTGAGATTATTACAATTGCTACGAGGGGGATAAAAACAATGGATAAATACGATGAAAGATTGCTTGAAATGGTTGATGAAGAAACAATAGATATTGCGATAGAGGTAATTATCTCTTTTCTATCGCAACTTCAATCATCTTAAGCAACATCTCTTTCTTTTCATCAGGAACTTTATGGAATAATTCAAGTAGTAATTGTTCACCATCGGTAAGGTTTTTATCGGTGGGTATTTTTTTATCTTCTTCCCAATCCATTAAATAAGCTATAGAAACATTTAAGACTTTTGCAAATTGAACTACTTTGGCTTGGGTTACATCCACAGTTCCCTTTTCAATTCTATTAAGAGTGGAGTTATCACTATATCCCATCTTTCTTGCTAATTCTCTTTGGGACATTCCTATTTCTAATCGTCTGTTTTTTATTTTTTCACCAATATGCACATCATCACATCCTTTCACCTGTATTGTACATCAATGATGTATAAAATGCAATATTTTTTTGCAAATTTTAAAAAAAGTGTTGACATTTTTTGAAAAGGTGCTATAATGGCAATCGTGATGTATGAAATACATCGCACAAGACAACGAAAGGTGGTGGCACAAAAATGACAAATGAGAAATTGTTAGAACAGAAAATCGCAGAGTCAGGCAAGAAGAAAGGCTATCTTGCAAGTAAGTGTGGTTTATCTCGTCAGGGTTTTAAAAACTGTGTAAAGGGTGATGCAATGTTCAATACATCGCACATTAAAATTCTTTGTGCAGAGTTAAACATTACAAGTCTTGAAGAGCGAGAAGCAATTTTTTTTGCGGATAGCGATGTATAAAATACATCAAGAACGAATGGAAATCCTTGAGGGAATTGATAATGACAGTATTGGAGTTGGTTTAAATGAATAACGATACATTAACAGTTCAAGAAGCAGCAAAGTTAATGGGTAAATCACAAGACTTTGTGCGAATCGGATTACAAAGAAGTTTGTTGCCATTTGGATATGCTGTGAAAACAGGTGAGCAAAGGTACAGTTACTTTATAAGCAAAGCAAAATTTACAGAAGCAACAGGTATAGAAGTTAAAGATTAATTGGAGATGATAGCAATGTTATTTAGATGCAGAGATTGTAACGAAGTATTCAACGAAGAAGAAATGAAAGAATGTCAGGGTGACAGTTATGAATACTTTGGTTTTAAAGGACACATAAGTTATAAAGGTTGCCCAAAATGCGAAAGTGATGATTTTGAAGAAGTACATCTCTGCAAGGGCGAACATGATTACATTCCGATAGATGAAGATTTATGTGATGAATGTAAAGCTAAATTAGCAAGAGATTTTAAAGAATTCTGCAATAAGTTAAGTGAAGCAGAAAGAGATTACTTATTAGATGAATTGTTGGAGGATGACGATTATGTTAAAGAACTTTGATGAGTTAAGAAAAGTTGATGTTTCAGAGTATGTTGAACAAAGAGATGGTATGGATTATTTGAATTGGGCGAAGTGTGTTGACCTTCTTCATGAGAATGGAGCAGAGAAGGTATTCTTTGAGCCAATGACCAATGAGAATGGTAGTTCATTATTTATGAGTGAGCAGACATTCACAGATAAGAACGGAAATTCAAACAGATGTTATGAAGTAGCGGTAAAAATCACCATTGATGATGATGTGTTCGTTATGAGAAGTCCATTAATGAATGGTACTAATCCTGTTAAGGATAATTCACTTTCACAACAGAGAGTATGGAATGCACAGACCAGATGCTTCGTAAAAGGTGTTGCTCTTCGCACAGGTTTAGGTTTCGGTCTTTGGAGTACAAATGACTACACAGAAGAAAAAGTATTCGATGATTCTTCAAAGCACAGCCTTCAAGTTATCAAGGAAAGAGTGCAGAAGACCTATACAGAGAAGCACAGAGTTAAGAAAATGTCTGCAGGTGATATCGCAAAGGCTCTTGGTAAGACAGAAGATGAAGTTAAAGTAATTTTCACTTACTACGATATGCTTGAGAAATTTGAAAAGGATTTACAGCAATTATGATTGAGTCACATGACAGAAGCGGATGGATAGGTGCTTCAGATTCGGACAGGGTAGTCAGTAATTTTGACACCAAGACCTTCATAGATTGGTGGCTCACAAAAGAAGGGGTTACAAGCAATCACTTTGAGTCTGCTGAAATGAATGCAGGTACACATTGGGAACATAGAATCCTTGAATCTGTTAACGAAGACATGGAGATGGACAAGCAGATTCTTATTCCAGAGTTGAGACTGAGAGTTAACCTTGATGGAAATACAGAAGACACTATCTATGAGTGCAAGACACATAAAGCTGAAAAGGAATTCAAAGTTCCTTTGAAATACAAAAGACAAGTGTGGGTGCAGATGTTCGGAGCGAATCTTCGTAAGGCATATATCGTGGCTTACGGATTAACCGAGAACGATTACTTAAACTATCTTGCACCTTTGGATAAAGCAAGACTTCAGTTATTTGAGATTGAATACAACGAAGATTTCATCAATAACACATATCTACCAAGACTCAAGTATCTGGCACATTGTTTAGAGGATGGAATCTTCCCTACAGAAGATGATGCAAAGGAGTGGCTTAAATGGGCGAAATAAGAGGCTGTGTTCAAAGCCTTACTCGTACCCTTGATAACAAATATCTCTTGACTATCGAAGCCACAGGCAAAGTAAGAGAGTTATTTGATGAGATGCGAGATAAGGATTGCGATATCAGTATAAAAAAGCATAGAGAAAAGCGAAGTTTAGATGCCAATGCATACTTTCATCTGTTGGTAAGTGAAATTGCTAAAACACTTAACATAAGTATAGAGCAATGCAAAGTCAATATGAACATCGAGTATGGCACGATAGCCAAAGATGCGGATGGCAAGAAGATAGGTTTCATGATTCCACAGAACGTTGATGTTAACAGCCTGTATAAATACACAAAATGGTTTGATGAGCGAGAGATTAACGGAGTGAAGTTTAACTGTTACATAGTGTTCAAGGAAACACATACTCTCAATTCAAAAGAAATGGCAAGGCTGATTGATGGAACAATACAGGAAGCAAAGCAATTAGGCATCGAAACAGCAACACCAGATGAAATTGCAAGAATGAATGCATTGTGGGGTGAAAAGATTGGAGCATAGCATAATGCCAGAATCGGAACTCTATTCAACTACGAGATTTGAAGGCAGCCATAGGCACGAAGTTTTCTTTGGTACAAGCAACAGGCAGAAATCAATAAAGTATGGTTTGGTAGTTTTCCTTACTCCAGAAATGCACAACATGAGCAATGAAGGTGTTCACTTTAATAAAGCTTTCGACAATGAGTTAAAGCAGATAGGTCAGAAAGCAGCAATGGAAACATACGATTGGACAATAGAAGATTTTCGTAAGAAATTCGGTAAAAATTATTTAGATAGTGAGGAATAAAAAATGAGTATGAATTTAGTAGCAATAATGGGCAGAATCACAAATGATATCGAGGTTAAGAAAACACCAAGTAATTTATCAGTAGCAAGATTTAATGTTGCTGTAGATAGACCTAAAAAACAAGGTGAAGAAAAGAAAACAGATTTCATTACAGTAGTAGCATGGAGAGATACAGCAGAGTTCTGTGGGAAATATTTTAGCAAGGGCAAGATGATTGCTGTAGTAGGCTCAATACAGACAGGCTCTTATGAAAAGGATGGAGTTAAGAGAAACACATTCGAAATCGTTGCAGACAATGTCAGCTTCTGCGGAGATAAAGGTGAATCTAAACCTGCACAAGAAGAAAAAGACCCATTGTTAATTGATGCGGATGAAGACGATGACTTGCCATTCTGATAGGGGGAATAAGAAATGTCACAATACCAACAAGTGCTTGAGCATTTGGAAAAGGGATATTCAATATCTCAATTAGAGGCTACAAACGAATACGGAATATTAAGACTCGGTGCAATAATCTTTGAGTTGCGAAAAGCAGGTTACTCAATTAGCACAGAGATTATCTATAAGAAAAACAAAAATGGTAACACCACACACTATGCGGTTTACAGATTAAAGGGGTGAGATGTTTGGCAAATAGCAAAGGGAATTATAGACATGGAATGTATGGAACACCTACATATAAGAGTTGGTCTGAAATGAAGCAAAGGTGTGGAAATCCAAAAAGACCAGATTACAAAGATGTTTCTTATTGTGAAGAGTGGGAGAAATTTGAAAATTTCTTTCGTGATATGGGAGTTAGACCAGAAGGAACAACACTTGATAGGATAGATGTTTATGGGAATTATGAGCCGAGCAATTGTAGGTGGGCGGATATCATAACTCAAGAAAACAATAGAAAAAACAATCGTAGGTTTATATACAACGGAGAAACTCTTACTCTCGCACAAATTGCAAGGAAATACGAAATCAGCAGGAGTAATCTCGCAAATAAAATTTATATAAATAAAATGACTATAGATGAAGCGGTTAATTTTTTATTAAGAAGGGAGTGTTGACCTATCGCAGAACGAAGAATGTTTGCAAAAACAATAATAGATAGTGATGCCTTTTTGGATATGCCATTATCGGCACAATCTCTATACTTTCATTTATCAATGAGAGGAGATGACGATGGCTTCATAAATAATCCAAAGAAGATACAAAGAATGATAGGAGCATCTGATGATGATTTGAAGGTGCTTATAGCAAAGAAGTTTATCATTCCTTTTGAATCTGGCATCGTAGTTATAAAGCATTGGAAAATACATAACTACATAAGAGGAGATAGGAAGAAAGACACAGTATATCCAGAAGAGATGTCTATGCTTATCGAAAAAGAAAATGGTGCTTACTCTCTTATGACAGACGAATGTCAGGCAAGTGACAGACAAGTGACAGGCAAATGTCAGCATAGGTTAGGTAAGGATAGTATAGGAGAGGTAAGTGTAGGTAAGGGTAGGGAATATGCACCTCGCAAAACGAAAAATTCAAATATCTTTTTAGATATGCTTGAGGGGGAAGATTAATGGATAGAACAGAAGCTATTAAATTTCTTGCAATGGTTAAAGTAGCTTATCCTAATTCATATAAAGATATGGATGAGGCATCTAAACAGGCAACAGTTAATATGTGGCAGATGAGTTTTCCAGACACACCATTCGGTATAGTATCTATGGCTTTTGAGAACTACAGAAGGAAGGCAAAGTTTGCACCTACAGTAGCAGAGATTAATGAAGAGTTATCTAATCTTTATTACAAGGCTCTGGAAGAGGCAAATATTCACAAGTTTATGGATAATAACGATGGATTAACCAAGTGTAGATACATAATGCAATGCACATCAGGCTTTAGAAAAAATGAAACTCGCATTAATTATGGCAAGGTTACACCAAAAATGATAAGCGAAAGAACTCCATATCTGTTAGGTGGTGATTAGAATGCGAAATAAATATGATAGTCCTTCTGTATTCTGCCCATTCTATAAAGGCGAATCTTTAAAAGCATCGAAGATATTCTGCGAGGGCATTCAAAAAGGCACATCGTTACATTTAGCATTTGAATCATCAGCGAAAATGAGAGCATACCGAGATAAGTATTGTAATAATAAAGATTGTTATCTTAAGTGCATGATAGCGGATATGCTCGATTACAATAAATATTAAGAGGTTTTAAATATGGAAAGAACAATCAAAATATGTGCGATAAGCATTTTATGTACATCAATCTTCTGGACATGCATATTTAGTGCATATGGCAAAGCAGAAGCAATGGAAGAAACTACCGAGACAATCTCGGTAGTTGAAACCACAACAGAAGCTACCACAGAAGAAACAACAGATATTCCTTTAACAACAGTAAAGTTTGAAGATATTCCAGATTACACAGAGTTAGGAACATTCAAGTTAACAGCTTACTGTGCCTGTACTAAATGCTGTGGTAAATCAGATGGAATAACAGCGAGTGGTAAAAAAGCAAAGGCAAATCATACAGTTGCTGCTAAAGGCTTTCCGTTTGGAACAGAGTTATATATCAATGGCGAAACCTATGTTGTAGAGGACAGAGGTGTAGGAAGTAGAGTAATCGACATTTACTTCGAAAGCCATAGTGAAGCAGAGAACTTCGGTGTTAAATATGCAAAGGTGTTTGAGGTGAACTGACATGAAAGCAAGAAGAGTAATTTCTGGTGAAGAAAAGAGAATCCGAGATAAAGAGATTCAAAAGGAATGTGTAAGAATCTGCAATCAGTTTGAATTAGACTAGGATACGATGGCAATATACATTCTTCATAACTACTATGGATTCGGTATAAAGAGAATCGAAGAATATCATAAGCATCTTATAGAAGAGCGAAATGAATTGAAGGAATTCTATGAAGCTGATGATAAAGACCCATACATTCACTTCTATGCTATGAGGCAAAAGTTAAAAGCAGATGGTATAGATGTTGAAGCATTAAGGTCTAAACTGATGGGGGGATAACAATGGGATTAATATATGGAAGACCTCAAGCACCTTGTAAGGATTGCAAGGAAAGAAGCGAAAGGTGTCACGCTGAATGCGAAAGGTACAAAGAATTCGCAGATGAAAATCGCAGAAGACACGAAGAAGCTATGAAGCGATTCAAGATTGAGCAAGGTTTAGAATCAGCAGAAATAATTAGGCAGACAAGGAACAAAAGAATATGAGATTTACAGAAGAACAAAAACAGATAATGCTCAAGGCTCTCAAGAAGTATGGAGTTGATGCACAGGATGATATAGCCATCGAAGAGATGTCAGAACTCACGAAAGCTATCATTAAGAACAGAAGGTACAGAAACTTTGAAACAATGGAGAATCTGTACGAGGAACTTGCAGATGTATATATTATGCTTGAGCAAGTGATGATGTCTTTGGACAAGGATAGAGTCCAGAACTACATAAACAGTAAATTAGAAAGACTTAACGAAAGGTTAGGTGAAACCAAATGAAGTGGATTCAAGAGGATGTGCAGACCTATTTCGATGTGTATAAGTGCAGCAATTGTGGTGCTGCGATTATGGTTAATGATGGTGGTTTGTTACCTTGTTACTGTAAAAATTGCGAACAGGAGTGTGAAGATTGATGTGTACAGAAAATAAAAATAGTTTGAAAGGTAGAGCGATATACAACCTCGATATGTATTTAGAAGGAATTCCATTTGAAGAGTGGTTTAAAAGATTGAAAAAAACAATGGTGATTAATACTCTTGATATGGCACAAGAAAGAGGATTTTATATGAAGTTTACTGTAAACGAACTGCCACCTTTTGAAAAATATCAAGAGATTTTGAGAGTACAATTGGCAAATGGTAGCTACTGTGTGAAAGGTGAATTTGTTCCATTGTGCGATGTAGAAGAATTGGTTAAGCAACATTGCAAGGTTGTTGAGTTGAATGGGTATATAGAAAGCGAGGATGATACAGATGAGCAAAATGACAGATAAAGAAAACACAAAACAAAAAATTAAAGCAATATACCCACATATAGTAGTTGGTGGTGATATTGATAAACCTTGTTATAACATTCATTGGTATGATATTGAACAAAAAACAATGATTTGTGGTTTTGGCTCTTATAAACTTGAATTTGTTCGTAAATGGTTAGAAGAAGAATTTGAGGTAGTTGAAAGAGATATTGACAATCTTATTAAGAGCCAAGAAACAGAGATTGAGAAGTTGCGAAATAACTGTGCCAAGTTTAACTCTCTTGTTGAAAGAGCATTTGCTCTTTGCGATGATAAAGACCAACAATTAGAAACATTATTTGGAATTATTGAGAGATGGAAAAAGATATGCAAAAACGAAAGATTTTTAGCATATAGAGAATTTGCAAGAGAACTAAAAAATTCAAGTTTCTTACTTACACATAAAAAGATTAACAGAATTTTAAAAAGAATGGTGGATGAACAGAAATGAATATAATTCAAAAGTGCAATTGTTGTATGCACGAAGAAGTGTGTGCGAAAAGCAGTAAATACAAAGAATATTGCAAGGCAATGGTTAATGTAAGTAATAGTTATGGTAGTGATTTTGAAGTAAGCATCAAATGTAAACACTTTAAGCCAAATTCGGCAACATTAAGAAATGGTGGGTGAGGGTAAGTGATGATAGATTTATCAAAATTTAAAGTAATATACAAAGAAAAAGTTTTAAGAGCAATAGCATTGGTTGAGTGTGGACACAAACAAGAATTTGATTACGAAGAGGTTGGTTGTAGTTCTTTTAGATTTTTGAGAGTTTTAGTTATAGACCTCGATGGTAATTTAAAAGAAATTTATGATGAGGCTTGGATGTTTCAGTTTGTTCCTGTGGTTACTGAAAGGAGTGAGTAACAATGAGTGAATGGACAAATGTTAATGATAAGTTACCACAAAACTTTGAAACTGTTTTAGCACTTTGTAAAGATGGTGGAATGTTTGTTGGTAGATATACACCTTTTGGGCATTGGGAAATATGGACGGCTATGAAGTCCACAAGAATTGTCAAAAGAACTGTTACCCATTGGATGCCATTACCTGAATTACCGAAAGGAGTGAGCAACATGACTTGTAAAGATTGCATACACGATAATGCTTGTTCGAGTATTTTTCGCTTTTATGGTGGCAATCCCGATTATATGTGGAATAGAGTTGAAGACACTTGCAAGCCATTCCAAAACAAAGCAAATTTTGTTGAAGTGGTTAGGTGTAAGGATTGTAAGTATTACAAGGCTAATAGTTGTTTCAATCGACAATGGGATTTGGAGTCATCAGTAGAAATTCCGTTAGTTAGAGAAGATGATTATTGCTCTTATGGTGAAAGGAAGTGTGACAATGGCTGATATTTTAATTATAGGTGGCATTGTTGTTGCTCTGGTGTTAATCTTTGCTGCACTTATGAAAATGGCTTCAGAGGATGGTGGTAAGCATGATATTGATAAGCAATAAGATATGAACAAAATGGCTGACAGTAAAGAAAAGACAATAAAAAATGAGAGGTAATAAAAATGAAGAAAGTATTTAAAAAAGTAGCACCTTTAATGGTGTTAGTAGTAATTATGAGTGTAATGTTTACAGGTTGTAGTCAAGCAGAAAGAGTTTCCTATAATCTTTCAAAAGAAGCAGATAATTTCAATGTGGTGAGGCAATTAACAGTTATTAACTGTATTGAGGGTGATGTTATTTTCCAAATGACAGGCAAGTTATCTATAGTTGCAGACACAGCCGATAATCAATTAGAAGTAACTGTAGAAGATGATGGTACTTATGTAAAGCATTTTATTGGTTTAAGTGATAATGTAACCTATGTTGTAGAAGACCTTAATCTCGGAGATAATGCGGTATCCAAATATAGATATACTTTAAATTTTAATCCAAATATGTGGATACCTGTTGAAGCGGAAATAATTGAGTAAGATTATACTTTAAGAGATTGGAAGGTGAAGCAGAGTGATTAGATATTATTTATTTACAATTAGGTGGCTTTGGAAACACAGAAATTGGGAAAACACAAGGCAAAAATACAAAGCGATGAAAAAAGAGTATCAGAAATATATTGATGGGAAGTGAGGGTTTTAATAATGGAGAAGTGTAAGCATTGTGGCAAGACTCCATCCATAGCAGATGTAGGTGGAAATAATCCATATTATGAAATAACCTGTTGCGACCAGACAGTAGGCTCTCACGATAGAGAGTCTGCTGAAGGTGGATGGAATATGATGCAGAAGGGGGAATTAAATGAAGATATTGGCAATTGATGCAGGTAATACATATAGTGGTGTTGCAATTGTAGAGTTACCAGATTTCAGATTGATATGGTTTGGCAAACTTCCGAATGAAGAGATATATGATAGGATTAAGAACTACAATATAGATGAAGTGGCTCTGGAGATGGTTGCATGTTATGGAATGCCTGTAGGCAGAGATGTCTTTGAAACATGTGTATGGATAGGTAGATTCATTGAGCAGCTTAAAGACAAAAAGATATCCTTTGTATATCGCAAGGATGAAAAGATGTGCTTGTGTGGTAGCTTAAAGGCTAAAGACTCTAATATAAGACAAGCATTGATTAACAGATATGCAAAGCACGATTTCAAGACAGGCAAAGGTACAAAGAAGAATCCAGATGTATTCTATGGTGTGGCTAACGATGTATGGCAGGCAATTGCTGTGGCGGTTACTCACTATGAATCATTATGACCTTTTTCGTGAGGTCACGAAATTGGTATTAGCAGATAAGGTGTAAAAACCTTGTCTGCTTTTTGTTGTTTAGGGGGGTATAAACAAAAATAAAGATAGTTAGTAAAATGGTGTTACATCAATAGGGAGAGGAGATTCTATGGATTTTGATTGGGAAAAAATCAAGACCGAATACATAACTGATGCGAACTCTTCATATCGAAAAATAGCAGAAAAATACGGAGTTTCATTTAGCACTCTTAAATATAGAGCAAAAACAGAAGGATGGGCAGAACTCAAGGAACAGTTTAGACACGATTTAACTACAAAAACTATTGATAATGAAATGGAGAAACAAGTTGATAGAAGAACTCGCCTAATGGATGTTACTGATAAATTGCTCGAAAAGATTGAGGAAACAGTAGGAGGTCTTACCTCAAATGCTATTGTGTGCGACAGATATATTGTTAAGCAGATAAGTGGAGCATTGAAAGATATTAAAGAGATACAGGGCATCAAGAGTGATATGGATATAAGGGAACAAGAAGCAAAGATTAAAAATCTTGAGAAACAGGCTGAAGCTGATGACATAGGTACAGAGGTTACCATCAAATTTGAAGGTGACACAGCAAAGTGGGCGAAGTAATATGGCAGACTTAAGATTTGGTCATCCTAATGACAGACAGAAGCAATTCCTTGAAGCAGACAACAAGAACATAGCCTTTGGCGGTGCTCGTGGTGGTGGTAAGAGTTGGTCGGTAAGAGTAAAGGCTGCACTTCTTTGCTTAAACTATGCAGGTATCAAAGTAATGATAATTCGTAAGACTTATCCAGAACTTCAAGAAAACCATATAGTTCCTATGTGTGAGATGCTTCATTGCTATGATGAGAACAAAAAGAATCGCATAGCAAGATATAACGATAGTAGGAAGCATATTACATTCCCTAACAGAAGCAGAATTCTTTTTAGATATTGTGACAATGAAAAGGATGCTGAAAGGTTTCAAGGTACAGAAGTTGATGTTCTCTTCATAGATGAGGCTACACAGCAAAGCGAAATGAAGTTTAAAAAGCTTTCCGCTTGTGTTCGTGGTGTTAATGCCTTCCCTAAAAGAATCTATCTTACTTGCAATCCAGGCGGTGAAGGACATGCTTGGGTTAAAAGACTCTTTATAGATAAGAAATATGAAAACAATGAAAGACCAGAAGATTATACATTCATT